AGCCGCCACGGATAGCCGGGATAGATCGGCGGGCCAGCCTGTCTTGTGGTTGCCATGAGGTGTCCTTTTCAGGTCAGACGAATGAGGCGCGTCACCCGGTAATGGTAATGGTTGCGGAGGTGATCTGCACATCCTGCGCACTGGCAATTGTCGCACTATTCAGATTGATGTCGGCCCCGGATGTACCGACCGTCAAGCCCGTGAAATGCGCGTCACCACCTGCGGTCTTGATCTGTGCTTTGGCTGCGGTCCCGTCCGCGCCAGCAGTTACCGTGTCGGAGTCGAAAACCAGCGTCCACACTGCGCCGGCAATATCGCCGCCATCGGTATCGAGCCCGAATGTGGCAAGCAGCGTGTCGCCGGATGTGAGGATTTCCAGCGAGCCATTCGCGAAATAATCGCGCAGTGCCGTCGCAATCGCCGTCTTGACGGCAACGTTTGTCGCTATAGCCATTCCGAAATCCCTTACGGTAGATCACATCAGAAAAACGAGGCGGCAATCCAGTCTTCGTCGCTGTCGACGGAAACGGACGATCCGGTGGTCGGGTAGAGGTAGGATGCGCGCATGCCTACAGTGGATCCGACAAAATAGCTGGTGAGGTTGGTCATGTCGGTTGCACCGCCATCCGAGACGCTTACCCCGACTATAAATCCGCCGGCTGTTGTCGACAGGCTCACCGCCGAGCCATCGATATTGGTCTGGCGCTTGCCCACCTGAATGGGCGTGGCGCTGGCGACCGTGACCCCGAACCACGCGACACCAAGATCTGTGATGGCGTCGTTGAAAGTGATGATGATATCGCCACTCGCCGCGCCGGACGCCGGGGCAATGAGCATCGCCATGCCCTGCTCGAATGTGCCCTCGGTATTGTGCTGCTGATCAACAATCGTTGCCGTCTCGCCGTCGATCGTGGCACTGACAACGGATCGGGTCGCATTGCTCGTCAGCCATCCGACGACCGCAATCACATGGCTGATGCTCTCGCTCAGCGCCGCGCCGGCTATCGTGTGCGTCGTCGCCGCGCTGGAGATATCCTCCGATCCGAGCGGGAGAAATTTCCAACTCACATCACCATCCGCCGCGAAAGCATATCCAGGATCGTAATCAGCAGCCATCTGCCCAACGATCACGTCTCCAACGATCCCAGTCCCGGCGAAAAGATAGCCAGGATTGTAATCAGCATCCATCTCTCCGGTGATCGGCGTGCGAATCCATATGTACGGCCGGAAGGTCTCGCTCATCAGGGGTTGGGCCCATGCTCAACGCACTGCATCCAACTGTTTTTTTGAATGATAACGGCAGATGTTGCTGTGCAACGTATCGAATAGGTGTGGCTCGATTCATCTCCCGGCGTATATCGAAATCTTACGGTCTTGTTGAACGCCATAGCCTCACTCCAGACCATTGACGTCATTGCAGCTATACCGCTGTTGGACCCGTCGACATAAAGGTAAATGACAAGCCCATCGGCATCGAAAGACGACGTGCCGTTTGAATAGTGCAGATCGGCGTCAACCTGCACGATCGAATCAGCCTCGTTGCAGGCAAAGCTCGCTGACAAAACCGAGGTGAGTGAGGTGAACGCGCTGGACGCCGCACCGGACGGCGCGACCGCCCCAACCTGGCGCAACAGCCCGGACGGCCCAGCCGCCGCAGCCGCTTCCGACGCCGTGCCCGCCAAACGCGCAAAGCCGTCCACTGCGTCATATTCGAATGTGTAGAGCCGGCCTGACACCAGCGCATCGGCGTCCAGCGCCACCCCATCGGCGTCGCGCAGCGCGAACGCCGATCCGACATTGGTTCCGTCCGTTTCCTGCAATTGCAGGGTTACAGCCCCAGTGTTGTTGTTCGCCGGAATAAATGACCCACGCGCCCCGGTCGCAATGCCCGCGAACCCTGCCGACATCGCCAGCCGGCCGGTGATCGCATTGGTCCCTGCGACATTGGTCAGCCGGCCCAATATCTGCGAGGTGCTGCGGTTGGCCGTGTCGTCCACCGCCGCCGCCCATGTCGTCGCATTGGCTGCGGCTACGCTGTCCAGGTCATGCGTCGCGCTCATCCGAACAGCCTTTCAAGCTCGCTGTAGATTTCCGGGCATTCGTCCACCGCGGTAATGACCGCCCGCTCCTCGCCCTGCGGCGATACCGAGGTGACGATGACGCGGTGCGTGGCGTTGGATTCCGGCACCAGGTGCGCCGGCTTGCCAGCAAGCCCGTCCGTCGACGGCAAGGCCTCGCCTAGCGTCAGCACATTGCCGGAAACCCCGGTGATGGTCCGCGCCAGCACGCCGGCCGGCGTCTGGATAAAGATCAGATGGCTTTCACCGATCGAAAACAGATCGGCGATTGAGGGGTTGGTATCCCAGGGCGGCGCGTCGGCGGACGGAATGATCTGATCAATCCTCAGATGGGTCGCATCAATCGCATCGCGGATGCGCACCGATTGCGAACTGTCGTCCATCAGGTCGGTAACGAGCGAGATCAGATCGCCGGGCAGGCACAGCGTTGCCTCCAGTCCGGCGGAAATCGTCCATTGGCGGCGGCGAAGATCGACCTGCAACAGATCGAAGGTAGCGCGGCGGCGGACAAGATCGATATCGTCGATCCCCTCATAGGTGATTGCCTCGAAAACCTCGATATCGGCCGCGCCGCCAAGCGTGACCTCGATTTCATCCGACACCCAGTCATTGGCCCGGTTGTCGAAGCCCGCGCGATAGCCGGATGGGCGCTCCGGCGCGACCGTATCGAAGGTGATGCTTTCCGTGTTGCGCAGCCCGAACAACTGCACCGGGGTCTCGCCGGATCGGTCCCGGAAATAGTCGACGCTGAACCGCTCGCCATAGACCGGGCGGGCAAAGCCGGCCTCCGCAATTACCGCCAGCGCGTCCTTGTGGGATTTGCCGGCGAACATCGCCGAACAGCGATAGCCGCGCGCCGCGCATTCTGCCCGCCATGCGACGAAGGCGTCTTCATCGATCAGGTCAAGATCCATTTCCCGGCTTTCCAGCCAATCGACCAGCACCTGCCGATACTGCGTCGCCGGGTTGACGCAATTGGTAAGCTTCACGTCCCAGGCGTCAGAACCGTTCCAGTCCATCACGGCGCGGCCAGCCTCAAGCGTTATCGCCCGCACGCTCTGGCCGCTGGAGCGCAATTCCAGCTTGGCGGTCTTCGGCCATTCGGTCGGCCAGCGCCGGGCAATCGCGGTAGCCATGACCAGCGACAATTGCGACAGAAACCCGCCCTGCCCGACAGGCACCACCCAGTTCGGCCCGGATACCCGCGAGACGAACAGGCTATAGGTCACTCCGCTGATCTGGTAGCTCGATGTCAGTGAGGTCGAGACGGTCGCCAGCCCACGCATGATTTGGAATTCGTAATCGACGAATTTCGGAAACACCGACTCATCGAGCGTGACGTTGATTCCGGACTTGCGCCAGCGGATATTCGCCGTGTCGCGCAATCCGGCGCCGGACGCGAAGTGCGAATGCGCCTGCCACTGGATTGTGTTTTCCGAGCCGTCCGCCAGAGGGTGCGCAGTGACGGCTGGAACTTCGCGCCAGAATTCAAACGAAATATCGTTGCCGACATCGCCGCCGCCGAAGTCATTGCCCCAGCGCAGCCGGATATCGCGTAGCAGCACAGACGCTTCGCGCCCGACCATGTGAATTTCCGGCAGATTGATCCACGTGCTTTCGCCCTTCACGCGCATGCGCATGCGCAGCGGCACGCGCTGCTTTTCCGTGGTCGAGTTCTGCGTCACGAACCCGTCGGCCCGGAACCGGATGACGATCTCCTCAAGTGCATCATTCCCGGCAGTCGAAAAGGCATGCCAGCGCGGCGATGAATTGGCCGGCGTCTCCTGGTCCTCAACCTCAACATCGTCCAGCGCGAAGGTTGAGAGTGTTTCCTGCAAGGCCGAAGAGGCCGTGATCACGTCGATAAAGCCGTAGCCGCCCGTCGCCTCGTTGCCATCCTTGATATCGGTCGTGATCGCGGCGATCGACGCGGCCGGCGTGCCGTCCACCCACACATCGGCGATTTCGTGTTCGCCCCACAGCGCCACGCATCGGTCAACCGTCTGGATACCGTCCAGCACGTAGATACGGGGCTGGATAATGTCGGGAGGGGCGATGCGACGCCGCCCGCAGACGATCGGCAGAAAAGCGCCCTTGGCGCTCAGATTGCCGTCGCTGGTGACATCGGCAAACGCCCTTGCCTCATCGCCGCTGCCTGACCCGGATTCGCTGGCGGCGGGGAACAGTTTGTTGAGGACCAGCGTGCCGCCGACCGCAATGCCGACGCCGATTGCCGTTCCGACCCACGCGGCCGTGAAGCCCAGCGCCGTGGCAATTGCCGCCCCGGCGAAGGGCGCGGCCACCGCCAGCGCCAGGGCGGCGACCGTGACAAACAGATTGCGGCTGCTGCCGCCTTGCGGGCGAAACGAGAACTGAATCGCATCGTCCGCCAGCGGGCGGACATGGCGCCAGCGCTCACGCGGGATCGCGCGCCACAGCCGATTGTCGCCCGGGGCGGCACGCACCCATGCCTCGATACCGTCGATGCTGCCATATTTCGCCAGCGCCAGTTCTTCGACCGACGCCCCGCGCCGCACGGCGATGCGCTGCGCCGCGACCGGCAGGCCGGCAGGCTTGATCAGGATCGAGACGTAGGCGTTCAAGCGAGGCTCCGATGTCTGAGAATGGCCGTCACCCGGCATTTGACATGCCGCGCGGTCCATGGCTGGCACACCGCGCCATGCGCCTGAGCGGTATGCAGGACCGATCCACGCCAGAAGACGCCGACATGTCCATGCTCGATCACCTGCCCGCCGAATTGCGCGCGCATCACGATCACATCGTCATCGCGCGGTCGGTCCACCTTGACCCACTCGCTGGTGATCTGCACCGCAGCCATGACGCCGAGCGGCGATTGCTCCATTGCATCGCGGTCGCAAAGCGCGAGGCCAAAGCGTTCGGCATACCAGAGTTCGACCAGCCCCCAGCAATCTGCGCCGGCCCAATCTCTGCGCCCCTGCGCCCACGGCACGCGCATCAGCCTGTCGATCAATCTCATTTAGCGAGGAACCACAATCCGGCGAAGAAAGGCCGGGTCGTTCGCTGCGCCGGCACCGGCTCCTGCAAATCGCCTCTCAGTCCAAGCTCGGCGCTGATCCGCACCGAATCGCCATTGGCGCTCCGCAGTACGAACAGGTTTTTCGTGTCCATGATCAGCGTGTCCGGGTCGGACATGTCGACCAGTAGCAGTCGGCACCCGATGCGGTTCCGCGCCAGATTGACCGCCCGCCCGATGACGCGCGACAGATTGGACATGTCAATCCGGACGGCCGGCGACTGGTCGCTTGCGCCGGGCAGGGTTACCGAAATGTCAGTCGCGGTGTAGGTCTCCCCGTTCGAAACCACGTCATCATTGTTGACCGCAGCCCGGTGAACCGTTGTTTGCCGGTCCTCGCGAAACTCCAGCAAGATCACATGCGCATCGGCTACCGGATCGCCGGCCGCCTTGGCGATTTGCGCAGCGCTCGCCGCCATCAGATTTCTTCCAGTTCAATCGCCGCGCTCCACGCGCCGATCGTCATCTGTGAGATTTGCGGCAGCGACGCGAGCCGCATTTCATAGGCGACGGCCGTCACGGGGTGCGTCCAGTTGAATTCGAGCACGCCGCCATCGCTTGTCGTGTCGACAAACGTGCGCAGCGCTGCGGCTTCTGCATTGGTCAGCGTCAGGCGGAACATGAATGTCTTCAGGCTTCGCGTGAACCGCTTGCGCCGACGCGCCGCGCCGATTTGGGCAGGATCGGATGCGAAGCTTTCGCCGACAATTTCCTGAAGCGTTCCGACCAGGGCAACGGGCAGGCTGGACGGCCAGTCGATCGCGGCCATCAGCGCGACCTTGCTTGCGGTTGCGCTCCGAACCGGCCGCCCATGGCTTTATCCATCTTGCCGGACCCGATCGCCCGGTTGACCTCGGATACCACGATATCGGTGATCGAAGCCCCGCCGGACCCGCGCCGCGTCGATGTCGATGCGCTGGTTCCGGGTGGCGTCGTGATATTGATGATGGGCGCTGAATTCGTGTTCGCCGCGACCTTGCCGGCCGTGGACGGGATAAACATTTCAGGCCCACGCTCGCCGACCATATAGGGCTTGTTCGCGGATACCGGCCCGCCCAGCGCCCTGCCGGGCGTGGTGACGGTGCGCATGCCCGCCCACGGGTCCGCCCCCGCAGTGGCAGGAAACAACCCTGCGATCAGCGAGTTCAATGCCTGATCGAGCAGCTTGTCGATGATGCTGTCCAGGGCGTTTCCAAGCGCGTCGACAGCAGACTTGCCTTGCCTTAAATCGGATACGATCCCGGATGCCAGAGATTTGAAGGCATCGCGATTGCGGTTGGTCTGCGCCTCCAATTCGGACATCATGTCGGTAAAATCGGACGTGGTATCGAGCGCTTCGTCGGAAAACCCGAAATCCTTCCACGGGTCGGCAACCTTCGATTTTTTCCCGCCTTTGTCTTTGCCGTCTGGTGACGCATAGTCGGCGAGAGACACTGTGGGCGCCACAGGGATCCCGGCGACGCCAAGCCTACCCGGCCTGCCGGCAGAGCCGAGCAGATAGAGCTGCTGGTTTAGCGCCTCGACCATAGCCTCGGCTTCGGATGCATCCTGTCCCATACCGCGCATTGCTTGCGCGGTAGTCTCTGCCGCCAGCAGTTGGCGCCTCAGCTTTACGTCGGCGTCTTCGGTGCCCATAATTCTCGATAACTGCGCACCGACAGCCGATGTTCCCGCGTCGAAAAAAGTGCTCAACGAAGCCGTTTTTGCCGCGTTTTTCAGCAACTGGATAAAGGACTCGATTGCCGGCGTGTTGCGGTCAATGCTCTCGCCGATTCCATCGATCCACGTGGCTATGCCGCCAACTGCCGTGGCAAATCCTTCTGTCGCGCCGGTCGCCTTGTCGAAACCACCGGCAGCGGTGATCAGGCTGTTCTGAAGCTGTTGCATCGCCTGCCCAGTCGTCAGCGAGGCTGTCGCCGCCTTGTCGCGCAGCATCTGCGAGCCGGCCTCGATCGCGTCGAAAAACGCGCGCGACGACAAATGTCCGGCAAGCATGATTTTCCGCAGTTGCGCGACTGACCCGCCAGCGTCCTTCAGTCCATTCGCTGCAGCAACCAAAATTATCGGCAGCCCTTCGTTTATACTGTTATATTCCTCGGCTCGGACTGTCCCGGTAGCCAACGCTTGTGACAACTGCAACAGCGCGCCTTTGGCCTCTTCCGCGCTCCGTCCACTGACCCTAAGGCCGACGGCGAGTGTGTCAGCGAATCGCAGCAGCTGTTCCTGCGAAATGCCGAGTTCCTTCTGCACCTGCGCCGTGCGCGAATAGACCGTCGCCAGCGCCTCAAGCGGCGCCGCGTTTTTCTGCGCCGATTGGAAAAGCCGATCATAGACCTGGCGGAGGTTTTCGCCCTCCAGGCCGGCGACGCGAAGCCCGTTTTCGATCCGCGTGAACGCATCGGCGAATCCGATTGCCTGCCGGACGGAAAGACCCGCAAGCAGTGCGGTTCCCATGCGCCCGATCATCGCGCCGGCCTTTTCGGCGGACGCCGCCAGGCCGCTGAATGCCCGCTCGCTTTTCTTGGCCCGACCTTCAATCTTGCCAAGCGCGGCATTGGTCCGCGCCTCGATCTTCTTCATCGCATTTTCATACGATTTGGTGTTCGACTCTATCAGCAGGGCGAGCTTGTTGAAATCATCAGCCATTTTTCAGCCTTGCCACCCGGCGCTCTTCTGCCGCGAAAATCTCGTCCGCTTCGGCCCGGCTCATCGGTTCCGGCTTGCCGGACATGCCGCGTTGCGCACGATTCCAGCCTTCGATCCGCGCGAAATATTCGGTCACCGAAGCGCGCCAGAAATCCCGGTCGCGCATTCCAAGCCCGCCCGTTGCCGTCTCCAGCCACTCGC